CATCAATGCTTCATCTCTACTTATATGATCTGGTACGGGTACATCTCCAGCCATAATAGGCCACCAATGATCTTCTTCAGGAGCATTAGTATCACAGATAACACCATACCAAGAAGCACCACCTTCTCGCATAGAAGGAAATCTACCTACTCTCATAGTACAAGCATCTATAATAGATTTAGGTATTTCTCTTGCTTCATTAACCCATACCCCAGTTAGCTCCAATGATAGCAGTTTCTTCATATCTTCTGGTCTATCAAGTGCTAGGAATAGGACTTCTATATCTAAATCTCCTCTCTTAATATGATGTGTATAAGGAACTGACCAATGGAATCGTCCCCATGTTCCTTCATCATACCAATCTAACCATGTTTTAATTGTTGTTGTTTTTAATTGAGGATTTGTATTTCGTATAACTGCCCACCTAGAACGTCTTATTCCTTGCTCATTTGGTTTTTGCTGTAAAGCTCTCCTAAATATCTCTACACAACAAGCAACAGACTTGCCACTTCCAACTGGCCCACGTATTCCACGAAAGAAGTCATCTGACTTCATGAATTGTTTCAGAATATTTCCGTAGGGTTTATACTTAAATTCAGTCAATTTTACCTGAATCAACAAATTGTTTAAGCATTTTCTCTACAACTGTAGGAGCAAAGCTTTCAATGAGTTTATCAGCTTCATAATTATTAATAAATTCATTGGGGTAGTTTTTCAGGTGTACTTTTTTCACTATATCTCTCAATCGTTTCCTATCATGTAACGATATGGTTTGTAAATAACTCATGATCTCCTTACTGCAAATGCTCTTTTTGATCCTTTTCTTCGGCTTTTTTCTGTAGCTCCTCTATTTGAACTAGCTGATTTGAATCCCATTATTTTTCCTTTGCTATGAGAAGCATCTTTACCATCTCCATTCCCATATGTCCCCTTATCTCTGTTATATTTAACTAATTTTCCCCTATAAGCTTTCATCTTCTTTGATGATTGAAACTTCTTATATTCTTTTTTGTAGTCCCTTTCCATCAATCTGTTCCTTCTTTAAAGGTAGGGTTGTTAGGATTAGCATATTTCTTGTATATTTCTTTTCGGAGGTCTGCTTTTTCGTTAATATGTCTTTCAAGGGTTTCTAATAATTGTTTATTTTGTTTACGTACATCTTTAATTTCTTCCTCTAATTTTGTCATTCTTTTATCCATTTGTTTTAAAGTGAGGGAAATCACTTTAAAGATAAAAAAATATATTGGGTACTCACATTAACAATTCCATGCTCTGAGAGATTTAGATAGTCTGTCTTTTCCCGTATTATTACTTGGCTTCTGTCTTTTCCTCATGCCTTTCATTCTAGCACAGAAAGACTTTCTTCTTGGATTACCTTTAACTTTTGTAGGAGCTTTAAGATTACCCCCAGTAGCTTTGTTATAACTAGCTCTGCCTTTAGCATTAAGTCCACCTTTGGGATTCTTACCTTCTTTTCTTGTCCAAGCAGCAGTCATGAATACTTCTTATCATATAAAAATATTTTGAGAACGCACATACTATCGTGAACAGCAAACTTATCTTTTTTTTAACGTGCTTTTTTTAAGCTCTAACAAGAGTAAGGGATATATATATATATACACGACACACTCTTTTTCCCCCCACCCCTCTTTGTAGACGAGATTATTACGTGAGGTCAATATTTATTTTTATATCACCCGTTACGTCGTGTTGTACTCTGTCGGGCGCTCTTATACCAGCTCTGTCTAGTAAATCACGGGACGCTTCTAGTTGTACATACTCACTCTTTGCATCACTACTTAACTCTACTAGCTTACGTGAAGCACTTACTGCACCTAGTCCTACTGTGTTAGCCACTCTTTCCATCATATACCTCTGTACATGAGGCAATCGTAACGTTCTACTAGCTACTACTCTACCACTCTCACCCGTTGCATATCCTACTATTTCAGCACATTCCTTTATAGATTTGCCAGTCGTTACGTATGTATCAACAAGGTCTTTCTGTTTTGTAGTCAAATTATTCTTCTTCATAACCCCTTAACACGTATAACCACGCAAATATAGTTGTCAACTCACTATTGCACATCATGAAACACTTTCTTCATTGTCCTCGCATACTCGGGCCATGTAAACACCACTCTCATGAACCGTTCCTCTCTCTCTCTGGTTTCGATAACCAAGGTTTTCGACTAATCCTTATTGTAGCAAAATGTGATTCATAAGTAAAGCTATGTTCCGCTTCATGTCTACTCGGCCCAAGTGCATGGCCTCGCTGTACGAGAACAAGCTTGACTAATTAAGAATCTTATTTGTGCATTACAGATAAAGGTTTTTCAATAATGAAATACAAAAAAGAAACACGATTAAAATAATTAATCAAAGTAAATAAAAAGGAGTATCAAATGGAGATAATCAAAAACATACCAGATCAATTATATAGTTGGTTATATAATACAGATCAAAGATTTAAGTCATTAATAATACAATTAGAAATGGCAAAGTCTTGTGAAAATGAGGACGAAAAAGAATTAGTTCTTCAAACAATACACACAGAATATGGGAGTAAATTTGTATGAGTAAAATAGAAAAAGTATTAATAGGTTTCTTAATAGGATTTATAACAAGCTACATGATAGCACAATACATAAGGGTGTTAATATGAGTACATATAAATTTATAGGTGAATTTGCAGGTAATTATATTACTGGCGTTGCTGGTACATTTTCAATGCATGAAGAATATGGTACTGCTTATTTAGATAAAATAATTAGTTCACCTAATAAACAAATACTAACAGTATCTCATACAGACGAACATACAGAAACTATATGGGAAATAACATATCATAAAAAAACAAGTAAACATAAGGAGATAAAATGATTATTAAAACATTAACAGCATTAGGTTATGGCGTAAAAGCTGGAGCAAGAGTTACAAAATGGTTGATGAAAGACGATATCAAAAAAGGTGCAGAAATACTAAAGAAAACACCATATATCAAGGATATTGAGTTTCATAATCCAATCACTATCAACAAAACTAAAGGGAGTAAATAATGGCTGAATCAGAACTAATTACTAAATTACAAATTATACAAGATAGTGCCTACAAAATAACTAAACATCAAATAACAGAGTTGTATAAAGATAGAGCAGAATCAGACGTAGAGTTTAATGACTGCAAATTTGATATGCAACAACACATTAGATTTTTAGAATTTAGACGACAAGGTTGTGAGATTAAATTAGATAACATCCAAATACAATCTAATGCTCTTGTAGAAGAAGTAGGTAATATAAAAGATGTTAATAATTCAGAAATCAGTAAGACATCATCAGAAGATAGAGCATATATGAAAAACTTATGGACTATCAAATTTGAAACCTATAACCAAAGGGTTAAAGCGATCAAAGATGTATATGCTGATTTAATAAAAGAAACATATGTTAAATATGGTGGTGTAACCAATAATACAAACATCAAACAAGCAAAGGTTGCATTTAACGTACCTATTGAAAAGGATATACAAGCAGATATTCAAAAAACATTAGCTACTAAACATTAATTACTCCTAATAAAGCAGAGAGGGTGTACGTATCCTTTCTGCTTTTTTTTATGACGAGAGGGTCAGCAATGATACCGAGTACTCTAATCACTATCAACACCGAGCGAAGCGAGGTGTAGTATCTAAAGATACCGAGTACCGAATATAATACCGAGCGAAGCGAGGTGAAAGGAATGAAATGACAATAAGTACACAAACTAAAGAAGATCAAAATTTTGTAAAACAAATAGAAAAATGTATAAATGAATTAAGTAAACTTAAAGATGAAACCTTTAGAATAGTACCACAAGCATACTGTTTATCAGCATTTGTACTATTACAACAAGCAAGACGAAGCATAAAAGAGGAGATACTCAATGAAGATAACTAAAGAATTTGACAAACAAAGTCATAAAATAGGTACATTTATGATTTTACTTATAACATTAGGTCTAGGATTTATCGTTAGTCTACTACTAGCTGGTGTAAATCCTACATTAGTAATTAGTATTGTATCTGCACCAATGTGGGTAGGTATTATAATACTATGTTTAAAACTAACTAAACGCATACGAGGTAAATAATGGGATACACTAACTACTGGACGCAAACA